TGGTGTAACTTGGTTGCAGATATTGAGATAGAGGAAACAGCAATAAACCCCACCCAAGCGGTAGCCTCAGCCGACTAATAGTCGAACTAGCTATCGCAACACAGATCCCTATGCAGTATTGGGATACGGCAGAGGATATTGCAACGGCACTAGAGATACTTAAGGAGCGTAATGGCAGACGTTAAAGTCGAATATGACAAAGCCGACCTACGCCAAATCCTTAAATCTTTCAAGGCTATGGACGAGGAAGCAGTAGAGCAATCTAAGAAGTTATCTGCTGAGTTGGCTGAGTATGCTGCTGATCAAATTAAATCTGCTGCTAGACGTAATAATAAATACCCTAAAGGATCTATCAAAGTTGCTGACGGTGTTCGTATTGCTAAGTCTAGCAAAATTGGTGAGTTTAAGTATGGCTTTGCTAGTCAAAAGTTAAGTGGTGGTGGTAATACTACCGACATACTTTACGGCTTAGAGTTTGGATCTAGGCGTTACAAACAATTCCCTGGCAGATCTCCAAATAAAGGTCGTCGTAATGCTGGCTACTTTATCTACCCAACGTTAAGAAAAGAACAGCCTGAACTCATTGAAAAGTGGGAAAAAGGCTTTAAGCAGATTACGGATAAATACTAATGGCTGGCAATCGTACTCTTAAATTATCTATCCTTGCTGACACAGCAGATCTTGTTAAAGGTTTAAAGACAGCCGAAAACGAAACACAGTCCAGCAGTAGCCGTATTGGAAGTGCTTTTGCAGCCGTTGGTAAAGCAGCTGCGGTTGCTGGTGCTGCCGTTGCAGCTTATGGCGTTAAATTAGCCGTAGATGGCGTTAAAGCAGCTATTGAGGACGAACAAGCCCAAGTCAAGTTAGCAGGATCCTTGGAGCGTGTTACAGGTGCTACCAAAGATCAGATAGCAGCCGTCGAGGAACAGATATTAAAGACCTCACTTGCTACTGGTGTCGCTGATGACGAATTACGTCCAGCCTTAGATCGTTTGACTAGATCAACTAAAAACGTAGATCAGTCACAAAAGTTATTAAACCTGGCTTTAGATATTAGTCGTGGTAGCGGTAAGAGTCTGGAATCTGTCACTAACGCCTTATCTAAATCCTTTGAAGGTCAAAACACAGCTTTAGGTAAACTAGGCGTAGGTATCTCAGCTGCTCAGTTAAAAACTATGAGCTTTGATGACATAACTAAGCAACTAGCGAATACCTTTGAAGGTGCTGCTGCTGACGCCGCCGATACTTTTGCAGGCAAAACAGCCAGGTTACAGGTTGCTTTTGATGAGGCTAAAGAGTCTGTGGGCGCAGCTTTATTGCCAATCTTGACTCGTTTGTTTGATTTTATCAACGAGTATTTAGTGCCAATTTTTGACCGCTTTAGTGGCGATACATCTGCTCTTGGTAATAACATAAAAAACTTCTTAACACCAATTCTCAATACTTTACAATCTGCTTATGAAAAGATTAGTACAGCAGTTAGAGAAAACGCTGACGAATATCGACCACTAATCAACTTGCTTAAATCTTTGGCTGAGTTTGTTAAAGGCACAGTAGCACCAATATTAGTTGATGTATTGGGTGCAGCTTTTAGGGGCATAGTTAATACAGTTACCTTCTTAATTGACAAGATAGGCGATCTAATCCAATTGTTTGCTAGATTAGGTAATGCCATAAAAAACTCACCGTTAGGCTCGCTTGGTAATGCTATTGGCGACATATTTACAGGTGGTGGCAGTAAAGCAGGATTAAGCGTTAGTACGCTTGAAGGTGGAGCTGGTAGAAGTCAAGGTCAGATATTGCCTGGTACTGGCGGTAAGGTCATACTCAATGGTCGTGAATACATACAAACAGGTGATTTCTTAGTACCACAATTTAGCAAGAATCTTACAGCAGCCGAATCTGCTATTTACAATAGATTTCTTAAAGATCCTGAGCGCCAAGCCATTACAGTTGGCGAGCAAATTAAAGAGCAACAGATATTTGACATACTTGGTTTTAAGCGTGTTAGCGAATTAGGTGGCACTCAACCTAATGTAACGATCAACGTAAATGCACCTAGCATAATTGACCAAGAAGGATTTACTAGAGCTATTGATAATGCTTTTAATTCATCGGCACAACGCGGTGGAACTTTTGACGGACTATCAAGAGCAGTCGCGGTATGACAAGTTACAATAGCAATCCAAAAGCGTACATAAACGGTGTTGAGGTAACTAATTCAACACTAGAAAACGCAACTGCAACCCTTGGTCGTAATGAGATATTTAACCAGCCTAGACCTAGTTACGGTATTATCCAATTAGTTACTTACAATGGTGCAGCACCAACAATAGAATTAACCGACAAAATTGAAGTTAAATTACCTTTAGCCAATAATACTTATTCAACCATATTTACAGGTTGGGTTACTGATATTGTTACAGCAATAGAGGCTTATGGATCAGTCGGTAATACAGTTATTAGTACGATTACCGCAAGTGGTGGATCTCACAAAGCAGCAAGAGCTTTAGCTGGTACTACTGGTTATGCCCAAGAGTATGACGGCACAAGAATTGAAAACATACTTTACGATGCTTTGACTTACACTTGGGACGATTATTTACCTAATACAGCTTGGAACGTTCAAGATCCTACTTTAACTTGGGCAACTATTGACCCTTATGTTGGCACAATAGATCAACCTGGTAACTATGAATTGGCAGCCTATTCTAGCGGTACAACCAATGCATTAAGTTTGGCTCAACAAGCTGCATCTAGCGGTTTAGGATTTTTGCACGATCGTGGCGATGGACGTATTTATTACAATGACTCAGACAGCCGCATAAATTATGTAGGTGAGTTTGGTTTTTTACAGTTACCAAAAAACATAATACTTGCCAGTAATTTACAGGCAACTGAAAGCATTAACGATATTATTAACCAGGTTAGTTTGACTTATGCAAGTGGCACAGAAACAGCGCAAGATAACGATTCAATTATTGACTATGGTATTGCAGCAGCTTCTATTACTACTCAATTATTCCAACAAGCACAAGCTGCTGCTCAAGCAGCTAGTTATCTGGCATTACAAAAATTACCATACAAAAACGTAACAAGCGTAGCCATTGAGTTATCTAATAGTACTATGACCGATAGTTTGCGAAATAGTCTTATTGGAGTTTATCCTTCATTACCAGTAAGAATTGAGGATTTGCCAGTAGCCATATCAGCTACGGATTTTGACGGTTTTGTTGAGGGCTACACTTGGCGCTTAACAAGGACACAAGCCAGGTTAGACCTAATAGTGTCAAATCTCAGGTACAGTACGGAATCTCAACAATGGGAAGATGTGTATGTGGGAGATTTATGGAATACAATAGATGCCACAATAACGTGGCAGGAAGCGTGGGTAGTTTAGATGCCTAGTACCAGTAATTACGGTTGGCCAACCCCAGCCGATACAGCTCTAGTCCGAGACGGCGCGGACGCTATTCGTGATCTTGGCGATGCCATAGACACTACAGTTAAGGCCAATGCAGACGCGGCTATTAACAAAACTTTTATTGCTGCAAAGGGTGATTTAATTGCCGCAACAGCCAATGATACACCTGCAATTTTGTCAGTAGGTGCAGACGGTTTTGTTCTAACTGCAAGTGCCGCAGCTGCAACAGGTTTAGTTTGGCAAGCTGCCCAATCAGGCGGTGGTGGAGTAGGTAAATCTACTTACAATGAACAAATCTTTACAACTAGCGGAACATTCACACCAGCAACAGGTATTGTTTCAGTCGAAGTCGAAATGGCAGGTGGCGGCGGTGGTGGTGGTGGTTCATCAAGTACAGCAGCAGACAGACGCGGCGGTGGTGGCGGTGGTGGTGGTGAGTATGTTCGAAAATTTGTCACAGTAACACCCGGCACTGGTGTCACGGTAACAATAGGTGCAGGTGGAACAGCTGGTACACCAGGAGTTTCAGGCGGCACAGGCGGCACGACTTCTTTTGGCGCATTAAATGCAGTTGGTGGTGGCGGTGGCAGTTATGGCGCACCTTCCGGAGGAATAGCAGGACTAAGTGGCGCTTGCGGTGGTGGTTCAGGTGGTTTAGCTACTGGTTCAGTTTGGGCGAGCGGTGGTGGCGGCGGCGGTATGGCAAGTCCAGGTACTGACGCACTTTTAAATGTTGCAACTGCTGATTACAGACCAGGTGGTAGGGGCACAGTAGGTGGTGCTGGTGGTAAAGGCACAAATGCTAATGCTCAGGTTGGCGGTAATGGCGGCAACGGTATTAACGGTTATTGCGGTGGCGGTGGCGGCGGCGGTTCTAGTGGTAATGGCGCAGCTGGCGGTGCAGGTGCATCAGGGGGCGGTAATGGCAACCAAGCAGCTGCAGGCGATAACGGCACAGCTAATACAGGCGGCGGCGGTGGTGGTGGCGCTACAAACGCTAGTACTTCATTTAACGGCGGCGCAGGTGGTTCAGGAATAGTAATAGTAAGGTGGTTCTCATAATGCAATACGCAATAGTTAAAGATAACAAGGTTATTAACATTATTGTCGCCGATGAAACTTTTGCAGAAATCTATGCTTTGGAACATAAAGCAAAACATATTTTAGACAATAACTTAGAAAAGGCTGCACATTTAAACGGTGATTTGTTTGAAAATCATTTTAGGCCACCAATGCCAATTATTACTTATGAGGCAGACGGTGAAATTACATTTGACAAAAAAACTTGGAAATGGGTTTTACCAAATCCTAAGCCTGACATAACATCTGATGTACCCAGTACCTAACTACAAGATCAGCACACCATACAAACGCAAAGGCGAATTATGGAAACTGGGTTATCACACAGGCGTAGATTTTAAGGCGCCTGTTGGTACACCTGTCGTGGCAGCTCAGGCTGGTCGAGTATTGGAAGTTAGTCAGCGTGTCTCTTGGGGCGAGTCTTACGGATCAGCCATAGTAGTTATGCACAAAGATATGTCTAGGGCGATTTATGCACATCTAAGCAAGACCTTGGTACAAAAGGACGCACAGATCAAAATGGGTGAACTAATTGGCAAGGTAGGCAATACTGGGAATAGCACAGGTAGCCATTTACACTTTGAGGTTAGAGCAGGTAATAACAAAGACGGGTCAGGGTACAAGTATGGAGATGACATTGACCCAACACCTTACCTGGCTGATGATGAAGTAACCCTCGGGCTAGAGCGAATAGGAAAGGTACCTAATGCAAAAGGCGGAAAGTCCACAAAAGCAAATAGACAAGCTGCTGGCACAGATAGCAAACCTAGCGTGTGATGTACCTGCCGTAGCCACTAGCTACGTTTTAGTGGTCGAGTATTTTACTGAAACAGGCGAGTACTTTGTAGATACCCTAAGTAGCGATGAGCAGCCAGTATGGCGCTTGCAAGGCTTAATGAATTATGCAATAGAAAACCTAACCACAGATTACGAAACAGAGGACATAGAACAAGATGACGACTAAACAAAGCAAGCAATTAGCACTAGGTTTATCTGCCTTCTTAGCTGCTTGGACAGCTGCAAACTATGAACTTACTGCACAGGCAATTCTTGGATCTTTAGCTGCTGCCTTAACTGGGTTAATGGCACCACAAGATAAAGCGAAGCCATAATGTTTATTGACGCTAACGTTGCTTTGTCGTTTATTACGCTACTATTATCCTTAATGGCGATACTTACTAGCATAGTGAGAAAATTGGCAAAGATTGAAGCTCAGGTATTACCTAACAGCGGATCTAGTATTAGCGACAAGGTAAACAGCATAGATAAACGTTTAGCAGTCCTAGAGGCTCAATTAAATAAATGAAACGCATACTGATCGTATCCGATCTGCAAATCCCCTATCACGATAAGAGGGCAGTTGCTAATCTGATCGACTTCGTAAAGCGATACAAACCTGATCAAGTAGTCACTATTGGTGATGAAATAGATATGCCCACTATCAGCCGTTGGACTGCTGGCACAGCTGGCGCTTATGCAGGCACCTTAGCTAAAGATCGTGACGAAACCGTCCGCATACTTGAAGCTCTTAAAGTAACTGACGTAATTAGATCAAACCATACAGATCGTTTATTTAACACTATTGCACTAAGAGCGCCTGGCTTATTAGGTGTGCCTGAATTAGAGCTACCAAACTTCTTACGATTTAAGGAGTTGGGCATTAAATATCACCGCAAGCCGTTTGAGTTAGCACCTGGTTGGGTAGCGCTTCACGGTGACGAAGGCAGTACAAATGCCACACCAGGCTTAACGGCTCTAGGATTGTCTAGGAAGCACGGAAAGAGTGTGGTATGTGGTCACACCCACAGACTAGGCATAACTCACGCCACAGAGGCTTCTGGGGGTGTTTTAGGGCGTATCCTTACAGGCTTTGAGGTTGGCAACCTTATGAACTTTAGCAGCGCTCATTATCTAAAGGCTGGATCAGGTAACTGGCAGCAAGGCTTTGGCATACTTTACGTTGATAACAAATTGGTAACGCCGTCAATGATCCCTGTACATAAGAACGGATCGTTTGTGGTCGAGGGCAAAGTCTACGGAAACTAAAAACCCCTAAACGAGAGAGGTGTTTAGGGGTATCGCTTAGTTTGAGACGGCTGCGACACGCCAAATCATAGTGATTGACTGATCACCTTGCAAGTGTCGGGCATAAGTGCTTAGATCTGTCTAGGCGGTAAATCGCCGCTACTAAGAGACGGAGTAGATATGCTGGAAGTATTACAACTGGCTTTATGGCTAGTGATCTTATTTATTTGGACTGGCACTTGGTTTGCTTTAGGCAAATTAAAGGGTCAAATAGAAGCTGAGAAGTATCAGCAATTACTAGGCGACATAAGCCGAGAGAAGCAAGCACACAGCAAGATTATTTACGATTGGGCTCGATATGGGCTTTAATCTTGATAACTACGAAACAGTAGCCGAACGCTTAGACGCAGCTCATAAAGAATACCTAAACCTTCGTGTGGTTACTTCCCTGATCCACATAGAACGCAACAAAGAGGGTATGCCT